CGCCCACGTCCGGACCTTCGTCTTCGAACTCGTCGAGGTCGACCACGGGCGCGCCCACGCACCGGCAGTTGAAATCGTCGCCGGGGAACATCGGATCGCCGTCCACCAACGGCGGATCGTCGAGGTCGTAGATCTCGCCGTCCATCTCGGCGTGCGACGGGCGCACGAGATCGTCGCCGGCGGTCTGCCACTCGTTGCGCGTGATCCCGAGCCCGGTCTGCCGCACGCGGCTGAAGGCGCCGTTTGCCTTGTTCGTCTGGTCCCTCGCGATGAACGCCGCCCGGTTCTCGGCGACGTCCCCGATCTCCGCGACGTCGTCGACCATCGACTCCCAGCGATCGCCCGCGTTCCAGCCCTTCGACAGCCGGTCCTCGAGGTCGTCGAAATACTGCTCGGGGATCGACGTGATGAGCTCGACGTTCTCGCGCTGCACGCGGCGCATCTCGTCCAGGATCGGCCCGTGCTCCATGAGCGTCTGGCGCACGTCGACGCCGAGGCTGGCCTTGATGCTGTTCGATAGTCGCTCATCGGTCGTGTCGAGGTTCTTCCGCACGAACGCCGTCGATACGCCCGTGGCGAACGTGCCCACGTCGTGGAATTTGGCGCGCGCCTCCCGCACCTTCGTCTTGATGTCTGACGGCTCGTCGTCGGTGACGCGTGGCCAGTGCGGGCGCAGCGATTCCAGGACGTCCACACCCGCCGTCCGCAGCCGTGTGATCAGGTGCATCTGCAGCGCGCGCGCGTACCACACGCGGTTCTTGAGCGCTGGCTTGATCGCGTTCAGCCTTCGATCGCGGCGCTTCCGCAGGCGGCCGCCGTGCGGATGTTGCGCGACGAAGTGGTGGAGCTTGATCACCTTCGGCCCATCGTAGCGCATCGGCGCGCGCGCCCGTAATTGGGCGCGTCCTACAACCACCGCACGCTACCGGCATGGCCAAGCCGCAGAAGGGACAACCGACCGCACGTCAGCTATCCAAGGCGCTGGCCAAGGGCGGACCGATCGGAGAAGCGCCGACCACGGCACGCGATGCGAAGACCGCGAGCGTGACGCGGATGTACGACCTCGACGCGCGCCGCATCGCAGACAACCTGAAGAACTTCACCGCAGCTCTCGGCACGAACCGCGACAAGCGCACGCACACCTTCTACGACTTCCCAGTCACGCTGAGCCGCCAGGAATTGGAGAATATGTTCCGGTCGTCGTGGGTGGCGAAGCGGATCGTCCGCACGCCGGCCGACGACATGACGCGCGCCTGGGTCGAGCTGAGCTGGGACGACTCCGACGAAGACGAGAACAGCACGCGGTCCGTGATGGTCGCCGAGAAGACCTTCCGCTTGCGTCAGCTCGTGAACGAGGCGCTGGCTTGGGCGCGGCTCTACGGCGGCGCCGGAATCATCCTCGACATCAAGGGCCAGGAGGACTGGTCGCAACCGCTCGACGTCAGCGCGGTCGGCAAGGGGATGCTGCGATCGCTGCACGTCCTCGACCGCTGGCGACTCGCGGCCACGGGCGAGCTCGACTACGACCGCAAGTCGCCGAACTACGGTTACCCGAGCTTCTACACGATCTCCGACCAGGGCGACCCGCGCTTCCGCGTCCACCACTCGCGCATCATCCGTTTCTCGGGCGAGCCGTTGCCGTACTTCCTGTTCACGCAGAACGCCTACTGGCAGGACAGCGTTCTCCAGCACGTCGCCGACGTGATCCGCGACTACGACGCCACGATGGCCGGGATCGCCTCGCTGGTCTACGAGGCGAACGTCGACATCGTCACGTCGCCCAAGCTCGCCAACACGCTCACCGAGAAGAACGGCCTTCAGAAGGTGACCGACCGCTACCTGCTCATGGCGCAGATGAAGTCGATCAACCACATGATGTTGCTCGACGGCGGCAACGGAACGAAGGATTCCGTCGGTGAGCAGTATTCGCAGAAGACGACCGCCTTCTCGGGGCTGAAGGATGTCGCCGAGAAGTTCATGATCAACGTCTGCGGTGCCGCCGACATCCCGATGACGCGCCTCTTCGGCCAGTCGCCCGCGGGGCTCACCGCCACGGGTGAGAGCGACATCCGGAACTACTACGACCGCATCAGCGCCGACCAGGAGTCAAAGCTTCGCCCGGGGCTGGAGAAGATCTACGAGGTGCTGATCCGGTCCACGCTCGGCTCGATGCCCGAGAACTTCGCGCTCGCCTTCAAGCCGCTGTGGCAGATGAGCGACAAGGAGGCCGCGGAGATCGAATACATCCGCGCCCAGCGTGACCAGATCTACGTGCTCCAGGGGATCGTGCCCGAAGACGTCGCCGCCGCCGAACTGCTCGAGATGGAGACCTACCGGACGATGACCCAGGACGACGTGAACATGGTCAAGCGGATGGCTGCCCAGGCCGCGCTGCTGCCGCCGGCGGGAAAGCCGGGGCGCACGTTGCCGGGCGGTCAGGCAGCACCGAAGGCGGGACGACCGCCCGCCGACGACCCAGCACACGCGACCGAGGAACCAGCGAAGGGAAGCGATCCGAAGAACAGCGGCAGCGAGGGCGAGCGAACCGGCGATGCCGATCCCGAGAGCGTCATCGACATCATCCGCAAGGAAGCGAACGGCTGGAACGTCTACGGCAACAACGGCGAGAAACATCTCGGCGGGCCGTACAAGTCGAAGGCGATGGCGGTGAAGCGTTTGGTCCAGGTGGAATACTTCAAGAACGCGGGCTAGCTGATCGCATCCCAGATCGACATCCCGTCCCCCGCGTTCCATCCGTGCGCGAGCGCGTCGACCTGGTCGTCGTGCGCATCGTTCACGCCCGTGAAGTTCATGACCTCGTCGAGAAACGCGCCCAGCCACGGCGGCGAGTTCGACGGCACGAGCAATCGCCCAGTGTTCCACGCCGACGCCGCCGGTTGCGCGCGCGTGAACTTGTCACCGACCGGACGGATCGACCTGACCTGAATCTCACTGTCGATGGCCTGCAGCATCTGCGGGATCGCCTTGAAGCCAGCCACCGCCTCGACGTGGATCGGTGCGTTCCCCCATTCCGCTTGCCACCTGATCAGGTCATTGACGTACGTCGGTATCGTCACCTGCTTGCGATAGACGGCGCGCACATACCCGACTCGCTGCGAGCCGACGCCCTTCACGGAGATCACCACGATCGTGCTGTAGTCGGCCGAGGTCTTCTTCGAGGCGGCGGGGTCGCCCGCGATGATGATCCGGCAGCCTTCGAAGTCGGTCGTCTCGGGATCGTAGTAGTGCGGGTCTCCGAAGACGGCGCCGCCGCGCGGGCGCGGGCTCTGCTGATAGAGCGACGCGAAGTTGTACTCTCCGATCGTCGCTCGGATCTCGTTGAGTTCGGACAGCGGGTGCATGTCCGGCCAGAGTGCTGATCCGTCGTCTGCGATCGCCGGCAGGTCGATGAACCGCCAGCCCTTGAGTCCGAGCTTCTTGATCCGTCCGATGGCGTCGTCCGGATGCCAGCGCGTGTGGATCAGGAATAGTGGCGCCCCCTCGCGGCGGGTCATCGCGACGGTCATGATCGCGTTCCAGACTTCTTCCCGGTATGCGGGCGAGTAGGCGTCGACCGGACCGCTGTACGGATCGTCGAGGACGAGCGGCCCCTGCACGCGCTTGCCGGTCAGCGACTCCATGCCGCCCGCCACCAGCCCGCCGCCGGCCATCGTCCGCCATTCGCCCTTCGCATTGACGTCCATCGAGATTGTGATCCCGGTCTTCACCGCGAGCGCGCGCGACACGACCGACTTCGACAATGCCGCCGGCGCGCTGAAGCTGTTATAGGCGCAGGTGTCCGCCGGGAACTTCGTCAGCCACCAGGGGAAGGCGTTCAGGAAGACGGTCGTCTTGCCGTGGCCGGGCGGCATCGAGATCGCCCACATCGCCAGCCGGTTCACCCGCGCTTCCTCGAGCGCCTCGATCACCGGCGTCAGGTGCGCGGGCGGCGCGTGGTGCGGCGTCATCCGCAGCATGAAGTCGTGGAGCGACTCGCCGCCGGCCAGCGCCTCAAGATCCGAGAGCAGGGTGTCTCTCTCGGCTTCGGTGAGCCGGGCCCACTGCTCAGTCGTCAGCGTCGTCGGAATCGTCATCTTCGTCGTCGGCGGGAGTCTCGTCTGCTGGCGGTAATGCCGCAGCCATCGCGGTCGCCTTCGCGACCAGCGCCGCCGCCCGCGCGCGCTTCTCGTCCGAGGTCAACTCGGCCTTGATGTTGACCGGCCCGCCACCGGGGCCGCCGAGCTCGATGATCGTCGGCTTCGGCCAGCCCTGCGCGAACGTCTCGCGGATCCCCTTCACTACGCCTTCCTCGGAGCCGTGGTCGAGCAGATCGTCCAGCCGGTCGAGCGCCGTCATCGTCCGCTGCCGGACCAGCTCGCGGAACTCCTGCACCGTCTTCGGCACGCCGCCTGGGTTGCCGGTCTTGCCGGCCTTGAACCTGGTGGCGTGCCCGAGTTCGTTGCCCTTGGGGAATGGTGCGCCCCGTGGCGATGAGGGCCGCTCAGGCGCTGGCGGGAAGCCGTGCCGCGTCTTGGGGCTCTTGCGCTTGCGCGGGCGGTTTCGGTTCTTCGGCATCCGCCTGCGTCACCCCTTGACTGTCATCCGTCGCCCCGCCGGGACGCCGTCCGGTGGCGTCGGGCGCTTCAGGGCCTCGATCGCGGCCTTGGTCTTGATCGCCTTGTCTGCTCTGGCCTTGAGGTTGAACCACTCGTCGGCCTCGACGTGGCGGCGGGCGGCGCGGCGGTGACCGGCCATCTCGGTCTCGAGGCGGGCGATCTCGGCTTCGATCTCGGGATTCATGGGTCAGCCCTCGTCATATTCGAGGAACTTCGTGATTTCTCGCAGGCTTAACGCCAATCGCACCGCCAGGGCGATGAACTCCTCGGCTGGCTTACCGGTCCTTCGCTCCAGGGTCATCAGCCGCGCGATGTCGCCCTCTGAGACTGAGGCGAGCGTTGGGCGCCGAACGATGCCCGCCGGTTGAGAGATATTCGCCTCCGGCTTCAATGCCTGGATGTCCGCTGCCTCGCGATCCCTGGCCAGACGATCGCTGGTAAAACGGCCGACCACGCGAACCTGAAATGAGCCAGCCGCTCGGACTATTTCATGCCATTTCAGGTTTCGTCCGCGCTGGGAGAATGGACGCCGCGCTCGTCCTTTTCCGACGTAGAACACCGTCCCCTCTCGGACGTGGTGATAGACGAAGTGTTCGCCTTCCCCCGGTACCTCGTCGAGGAATTCCCGACGCTCCGTTGCCCGCGCCTTCAACTGACGCTGCCGATCTTCCAGTTGCATCATTCCTCCGTTGAACTGCCTTGCTCATCCCTTTCCAGTATTAGCTCGCGCACCGGCTGCGCCGCGGCGGCCAGCATCGCCCGAGCCATCCCGATGGTCGACCGGTTCACCCGGAAGCCCGCCGCGACGCGGGCGAGCGTCTGCAGCGACATCTCCAGCCGCGCGGCGGCCTCGGCCTCCCCGACGTCGTCAACCAGCCGCCGCACGCCAGCCTGGATGTCCGCGGGCGCCGCTACGCCCTTTGCCGCTCTCTCGCTTGTCATTGGTGATTAGTCTTTGCGAGACCAGGATAGTTCCCCGTGGAACGCTTCCAAATCTCACGGGTCGATTTTGACGCGGGCTCTGCAGCCTTACCTTCCCCGGCAGGAGGCTCGACCATGCTGATCGCGATCGTCCCCGTTGTCGTCCTGGTGCTGGGGTTGCTGCTGTGGGCCTTGGCGGCGAAGCCGCTGGTCGCGGAGGCGGGCCGGCTGATGTTCGGGTGCGGGTTGCTCGTGGCGTTGCTGGTCGCGACGAGGACGACGCTGCACCTGCCGTGATCGTGGGTCTACCGGCGGCGCGCGGGCACCACGTTGACATCTGCGGGTTCCCCGAGAAGGCCGCAGGCCCGGTGCGCAGCAACGACCATCGCGTATCCGCGCTCGCCGAGCAGGCGCCGAAGGCCGGCGTTGGCGGGGCCGCGTCGGCGCGGTGGCGGTGGTCCGCCGATCCAGGCGTTGGTGCGCAGTTCGGCCAGCGTGAAGGCGTGGCCGGGAGCGGCATGGTCTCCAGGTAACCGGCTCATCGCTTCAGCCAGTGCGCGACCCAGGCGGCGCCCCACACGACCATCCCGATTGCGACGAAGGCCACCGACGCGCGGGCGCTCGGAACGGCCAGGACGGTGACGCCCCATGCGATGCAGGCCGTGGACAGTACCACGGTCACGGGGCGCAGGCCGGCGCGGTCTCCATGGAGGCGGGTCACGCTGGCGTCAGCCTTTCACCATCACGCGGCGGGGAGCGGCTGCGCGCCGCTTCTCTTTCTCGATCGCTACGTCCACGGCGCGCGCTTCGCGGCCCAGCCGCTCGATCGCAACCCAGTCCTTCCGAGCCACCGCGGCCTCGATCTGCTCGGCCAAGTATGCCGGATCTACGACCACTGTCCCGGCGGGCAACGAAATCGCCATGTGGCCTATCTTACCCTTCCCGCGCCGCGGCGGCGCACGATTCGCTACGCGCCCGCGACGCTGCGCCACTTCCCGCCCACGAGCGCGAACGGCATCTACGGTTCGGCGATGACTCGGATCGTCAGCAGGCGATCGGCTGGCCAGTGCATCGGCGAGCCCGAGAACACCGCCTTATATTGCCCGTAGAAGAGGCCCGCGGTTTCTCCCGGCCAGGTGAAGTCGACGAGGTTCTGGTCGACGTCGTGGATAGTACAGGCGACGACCTTCTGCACGTCGGTCTGATCCGCGCGGTGATAGAGAAACGTGATCGTTGCGCCGGTCAGGACCACGCCGGGAAGGATGGCCTTCCTGATCGTCTCTTTGTCGAGAAGCCCGAGGGGGATGTCGATGTCAGCCATGGCGGTCCTTTCGCATTGCGGCCAGGTACGGCTCGTAGATCAACTCCACCGCCCCCGGCGCCCGCTCGACCTCGTAGTCGGCGTTGGCGAGTTGGGCGGCGCTGCCGTCAGGGGCTAGGCGAAGGCTGCTGAAGTGGAACCCCACGACCGGCTCGGGCCCGAAGTAGACCGCGTTGTCGTAGACGGCCTTCGCCAGGCGCTGGTTGTGGAGATTCCAGGGAGCGACGTTGAAGCCCTCGTGCGCGATGACATGGGCGCCGTGGCGGCGCGCGACGCGCTCTAGCGCGCCCTGGTCACCGAAGTCCGGGCGGCCGTCGACCGGGTGGCGGCGGACCTCAGTGTATGACCACTCCCGCGTGAGCGCGGCCATCTCGGCGAGGGGCGCGGGATCGGCCCAGTAGGTGATCCCGCTGTTGAACTCGCCGTAGATCCAGTGGGTTTCGTATGTCACGCCGGGCAGGCCGCGGGCGGCGGGCGGGATGCGGTGGGGGCACACCGCCATCGGGGCGCGGCCGATCTCAGCGAAGACGGGCTCGGGCGACGAGAAGAACCAGACATCGCCGTCGAGGGTCGTCAGCGGCTGGCCGATCTCGGCCATCACATCGGCGAAGAACTGCCAGCGAACGGTAGCGACGGTGTCGACGGGCGAGCGCGGCGGGCCGGGGAGACGCGACGGTTCGAAATCGGGATGGCGAGCGATGAAGTCCGCGCGGGTCGTGATGTGGATGTAGCTGCCCCAGTTGCCGACGGTCTCGTAATCCCATGCCAAAACGTGGAGGGCAAAATCATCGCAGTGCTGATGCATCGAGGCCAGCAGCACGGGCAACTGCTCTCGCTTGCAGACGGTGGCGTAGTGGCGCACGTCAGCCCCGAATGCTGATCAGACACGCGCCGCGCGCGCTTGCGCAGAGCGAGCACCGACAGGGACATGCCGCGCCCTTGCAGTGATACGGGTCCGGGCAACTGCACGTCATTTGCCCGCCCGGCGCGGGCACCGCTTCCTCAGGCCCGAGCCGGTCCGGCCGGTCGACGAGTTCCCATTCCGCCCACGAGATCGCGCTGTCGTCCTTCACCGACGTCATCCATGCGGTCTCGCGCGCCATCGCCGCGAGCGCGTCGGGCGTCCAATTTGTGCCCCCATAGACGTTCTTGATGGCCCCCGTCGCCTGTCCCTCCATCGACAGCACCTGCGCGTGGAAGAGGTCCCAGGCCTGCTCGGTGGGCGTCTCGTGCAGCGAGAGGCGGTCCCACCACAGCGACAGATGGGAGATGAAGGTCCCATTGAAGTGCGGTATGGGGTGCTCGACCCACGGCCCGGTGACGCGCTTCCCGGTGCGCAGCGTGCGTGCATGCTCGGCCTTCAGGACGTCGATCCAGTCCCGCCGCAGCGGCACGCCGTCCGGCTCGCAGCAAAACACCGACGCCGCCGGCAGGTTCCCCGATCGCCACGCG